GTGGAAAAATATGACAGAATCCTGAGAGTAACACTGATGAAGATATGTGAGAAACTCATGGATGTATTCTTGAAAATTACACGTATCTCACCGTGGATTGTTTTATATGGTCTAATTGATCATATTGGGATCTATCAAAACCTGAGTAATGATATGTTTATCCTGGCGGCTATTCTGTGGAACTATCTTCTGTTTCGAGAGACGAATCTTCTAGAATAACAGAGTAGAGTTCAGCCCTATCGCCCGGTACTATCTCCGAATAGGTTTCCGGATTAGCAATTTGAGATTTGTCTATAGGGAGTTTTTTCCTTAACGGAGAGAATGGACTTGAAAGTCCCAACAGGAAAGTTTGCATAGGGATGATCTGATTGCTATTTTCACAGATACACATTTTTTCATATATTTCTATTGGTATAACTCTAGCTTTTTCGCCATTTAATGTGCCAAGAAGTTCCTGCGTATCGGGGTCATACACTTTATCAACTACGCCCATGATTTTGAATCTGGAATGTTCATCAATACCGTGTATTGTACCGGCATTGATTATGATCCGATATTCATCAAGAATGCGCACGACTTTGAATGTAGTATTAGTGTTTTCCATCAGGGATCTCCTTTATAGAATTTTTTAGTTTTCTTACTAGGGAAATATCCTCTACTGTAAACAGCAGTGTATAATCATGCTTTAATTGCTCTAGCTCGTTTTCAGCCTGTTCACGAAGTGCACTTTGTGATTTTGCTCGTTTCTCCATCTCTGTGTAAGCGATGTATAACTTCTTTTTATTTTTATAACATCGATATGCGAACCGCGAGACGATACACAGCACGATAAAGAGGAATATCAATAGACGATATGTGATCGTAAATATTCCTTCAGGTATAGAGCGATCTACTAGAAAGACAATAAAGAGCACGATAGAGAATACCCAATACATAGAAGGTAGTTCAGGATCATCGTGCAGTTTCTTTATTTTATCATCGGAGTCGTTATTCATACGGCATACCTCGATATATTTTTACTCAAAGGAGGTGATATTACTGACGGATAGATTCCTGCAATGAAGGGAGGTGGTATCAATGAAGCCGAATCGGATCATGTATGAGCTGCGGGAGCGCGACTACAGTCAGATGCGCATTGCGCAGGAGATGAATGTGTCGCATGTTGCGGTGCATCATGTTATCTATGGAAAGACGATGAGCAGGCGGATTCGCGAGCGCATCGCGGAAATCCTCGGAAAGAGGGTGGAGTGCATATGGAAAACGGCATGAGCGAGTCCTTGTTTAGCGACATGCTCACCCATGCCGAACCGTAAATATTTCCTGCGCCGCGCGCTGCGGGCGAAGGTAAATATTTAACTATTTTAGTATAACGCATTGTTGGAGGTGTTGCAATGGCAAGAAGAAGGAGAAGCGCAGACAGCACCGATGAAAATCAGATCAGTCTTTTCGACATGATCGAGGAAATCAATCCGGGGAAATTTGACGCACCGGAATATGCGCCGGAGACAAAGCCGCTGGGGCTGCGTCTCAAGGAAGCGATCGCCGAGGCGATCAAGGGCAGCGGACTCAAACGCTATGCGATCGCGGGACAGATGTCCGAGATGCTCGGCGTTGAGATCACCGAATCCATGCTGAACGCCTACACCGCGGAGAGCAAGGAGGGCTATCGTATGCCCGCCGAGTATCTGCCGACGTTCTGCCGCATCGTGCAGGACTACACGGTGCTTGAAATCCTCGTCAGCGCGGCCGGCGGCCGCATGGTCAAGTCGGAAGAAATATACTATCTCGAAATGGGCCGCCTGCGGGCGGTCGAGGAAGCGGCACGCAAAAAGCGTGCAGTTCTCGCGAAAGAGTGCAGACAAGTGCGGAGGAAATAGCATCATGATGATATTTGTAGCATCGAGAATCAACGGCGTCACAAAGGTCAAGGCGCTGATCAACGGAACGATTGTGCGGCGCGTCTATCCGGCGCAGCGCACGCAGGAGGCGAACGTATGCAGGAGAAAGACTACTGGCTGCCGGTCAGCGACGTTGCCGCACTGATCGGCATCTCCGAGCGTGCAGTGCAGAAGAACGTCAAGCAAAAGAAGTATGGCGAGGTACAGCATGTGATAGGAGTGCGTGGTGGCAGCAGTGGCAGAGCAGTGTTGATCCGCCTTTCAGCCCTTCCCGAATCCGTACAATCAGCATATCTGCGTACGCAGGAGATCATCGACGCGCCGGAACGTGTTGCGCTGACCGCCTACGATCTGACGGATGCGTCATCGCGGCGCACAGCAAATGAGCGCTATCAAGTACTGAAAGCCTACGAGGCCTACATCGCAGTGCCGGGCAAACGCACGGAGCTGACAAAACAGTTCCTCACCATTTGGAACACCGCACATCCCGAGCAAGGGCTCTCGCAGGCAACACTCTACAGTTGGCGCAAGAAGTACCGCGCCGAAGGGCTGTCGGGACTCCTCACGGACTACGGCAAGCGCAAGGGCCAGCGCACGCTCAGCGGTGCGGCATGGGCGTTTTTTCAGAAAGAATACCTACGCCTTGCGCAGCCGTCGATCGGCATGTGCTACCAACTGCTGGAGCTGGAGGCGCGAAAGCAAGGATGGGAAATCCCGTCACAGGCGACAGTCGCACGCATGGTCAAGGAAGACATCCCGGAAGCGGTGAAGCTCCTGCGGCGGCACGGTGAGAAAAAGTATTACGACGACATTCAGACCTTCACCCGGCGCGATCCGGACAGCATCAAAGCGGGCGAGGTGTTCGTCGGCGATCATCATGTGCTTGACCTGTTCATCAACAGTGGAACAGTTGCAAAGCCGAAATGGGTGCGCCCGTGGATGACGGCATGGTTGGATATGCGCAGCCGGAAGTTCGTCGGCTGGACGGTGAATCTCTCACCGTGTACGGACGAGATCATCGCGGCGTTCGCGAACGCTGCGCTCGATCCTGCAATCGGGCTGCCGCGGCACATCTACATCGATAACGGACGCGATTACTGCTCAGCAAAATTCGCGGGGCGCGGACATCGCGACAAGGCGCTGACGGCAGAGGATGAGGCAACGCTTGTCGCGGAAGGAAAACGCGCACGCTCATTGATGAGTCGTCTCGGCATCCGGTCGCATTGGGCGATTGTCGAGAACGCGCGTGCAAAGGTCATTGAACGCGCCTTTAAGGAGGTCGTCGAGAAGTTTTCAAAGGCGTTCCCGACATACTGCGGCAGGCGGCAGGACGAGCGTCCGCCCGACCTTGAGGAAAAGCTGAAACAGCCGGAGCGCTACGGCATGAGCCTTGAGGAGTTCCGCAGCGTGTTTAACGACTGGGTGCGGAACGTCTTCAATAAGACGATCTCACACGGCAAAGGGCGCGCGGGCGAATCGCCCGATGAGACGTATATGCGGACGCGCCTGCCGGTGCGGACGGCAGATCCCGATGTGATGCGGTTGTTCTTCATGCGATCCACAAATCCGTTCCGCATCGGGCGCAACGGCATCACGTTCCGCGGCGCAGAATACTACAGCCCGGACATGATCCTCCACAAAGGAAAGCCCGTCTACATCCGGTACCGCGACGAGGAGCCGGATCGCGTATGGGTCTACGACATGAAAGACCGCTATCTCGGCGAGGCGCAACGGCTTGGCGCAGTGTCCGCCGTTGCAGCAGACGACGAGACGATCGCCCGGGAGCAGGAGCGCAAAGCGCTTGAGCGAAAGGCCGTGCGGTCGCATCCGAGCTATCAGGCGGCGCAGAAAGGCACGCCACTCACGCCGACCGACATCACGGCGCTGATGAAACTCTACGGAAACAGCGCGCCGGATGTCGCGCCATCGAAGGTCGTTGAAATGGTGCCGCTCTCGCGTGAAGGAAAAGATGCGGTGCGCGCCATGCAACAGGCAACGGGAACGGACGACATCAATCCATTTGCCGCGATGGCTGCGGCGAAGATACAGAAACGGAGAGGATTTGAACCATGAAAGACGATATCGAAATCACCGCTGTCATTGACCGCGCGAACGCCTATCTTGCCGCGCATGAAGATGTGAGTCAAGAGAAGCTGGCGAAGATGGCCGGCATCTCCGGCGGCCTCTTGTCGAGCTTCCTCAAGGGGCAGTACGGCGGGAACACGGCGCGCGTTGCACAGAAGCTGCGCGCGGTGCTTGATACGGAGGAGAGCCGCACGGATGCGGTGCTTGCGGTCAAGGAGCCGGAAATCGTCGAGACGGCGATCATGCAGAAGATGTGGTTCGGTCTCCAGTACGCGAACGATCGTAACGACATCATCTGCATCTACGGCGCGCCGGGCATCGGCAAGACCGTGACGGTCAACAAGTGGGTGGCGAGTCATGCGAACGTCATCTTCTTTACGGCCTCGCCAAACATTCACAACGGGCGCGATGTGATGGAGGAAATCCTCGAAGCGCTCGGCAAGAAACAGACGGGGCGCAACAAAGCGCTGGAGAAGTCGATCATTCAGATACTCAAGGACACAAATCGGGCGATCATCATCGACGAGGCACACTTCCTGCGCATCTCGGCACTTGAGACGCTCCGGCGTATCCATGACATTACGAACGTACCGTTGATCCTTGTCGGCAATCCCGCAATCCTTGAGATTATCACGGAGCAGAACAAGACGCTCACGGGGCAGTTTTTCAGCCGCGCCGTACGGATCGCGCTCGACGGTAAAGTGCCGATTGAAGACGTCAAGGCGATCGTCTTGCAGAACGGCGTCACACTTGAGAGCGACGCACTCAAAGAGCTGCATCGCATCGCCCTCGGGACGGGGGCACTGCGCGTCATGACGAAGCTCTTTGTGTTTGCATGGACGCTTGCCAATGCCGCGCGGCATGCGATCTGCCTTGAGGATATCAACAAGGCGCGGCAGGTGATCATCTCGCCGGAGGCGTGCTGATGTATGCCGGGGTATGTGCCTTCTGTGGACGTCGCGAAGCAGCGTATCTGTGCGACTGCCCGACGGATCGCGTAATCATCTTCGATGGAGAAAAAGGCGATGGGATCGACGTCGAGACGCTTACCTGTGATCGGCACATATGCGCCGATTGTGCCACACAGGTCGGCAGAGATATCCATTTCTGCCCGCGCTGTATGGAAAAGCTGCAACGGATGCGCAGGAGAGAAAAGAGGTCAAAATGAAGTTGCTGGAAGAAAAAGACAGCGCAATGGCTGCCTATCGTATATTCCTTCGGCAGAAGACGCTGCAGAAGGTCTATCTCTATGCGATCAAGATTTTTGGTAAGCCCTTTGCAGCGATCCTCACCGAAACGGAGCGCGCCGCACAGGGGCTGCCCGAGAGCAAGGCGCTGATTGTCTACGGAAGTGAACAGAAAGACCGTGACGCATGGAAGCGGTGCAGAGCTTTTGAAGATGATCCATGTATCCGGAGGCTAAAAGAATATGTTCGACACTGCAAAGCTGTGACCACAGCGGAAAAGCTCGAAAAGAAATGGGAAAAAGAAAGGACGACAACAATATGATCCACGAGAAGAAGATCAACCGCGGCGGCGGCATCACGATCCCGTCCGACCTGCGGCGGTCATACGGCATCGAGCCGGGCGATCGGATCGGTGTTGAGATGCAGGATGGCGGAGACATCCTTCTGCGCCGCACGAACGGCTCGTGCCTATTCTGCGGTGCGGGCGATGCGCTGATCCGCTACAAGGGCAGATTTATCTGCAAGGCATGTCTCGCAGAGATGCAGAAGGGAGATATAGATCATGACCGAGATTAACACGACACAGCCGCCGGAAGCCGCGTCGCTGATCAGCCGTGCGGTACAGCTCGATCGGGAGATCAAGGAGCGCAAGAAAGACATCGAAGCGGTCAAGGCACGCCTGCAGACGCTGGCGCTCGCGGAGATGGACAACAAGAATCTGCGGTATCTGCGCTACACGTCGCTCGCAGGGCAATGTGAAACGACCTACAAGACAAAGTTGGAGGTGGATAACTACAGCCGACTTGCCGCGGCACTTGATGGGGCGATCGTTCTTGAAGACAAGATATCGCGCAAGATGGAGGTTAAATACGACATTGACAAGCGTTTCAAGGAGGCTTTGATCGCCCTTTGCCGTCGGGATTACGCAGCGCACGACTTGCCGAAGCTCCTTGCGGGTATGGGGCTTACGGACGAGAAAACACAGAGCTACATCCTCAAAAAACTCAAGGGAGAATACGCGAAGGACAAGGCACTGCTCGAATCGGTCGGATGCACGGGGCACTTAGAGGAAGAACTCGACGCGATCCACGAGGAAAAGAACCGCCAGCTCATCGAGCGATTCTTTGATGAAGACCTCATCGACGTCGACGAGATCCGTAAGGCGGTCTACCTGGAGGACTCGCTCAGCATGACGCTGACATCACCCGAAAAAGGAGGCGAGGAAGATGCCGAGGGCAAGGAGGAATGAGGTACGGCCGCTTACGAAGAAGCAGATCGCACTGCTCCATGTAGCGAAGAATAAGCTGGGACTGGACGAGGGGAACTACCGCACGATCCTTTCCGTTCATGGGGGCGTAGAGTCTGCAAAGGATTTGACGCTCGGCGGATTTGAACGCGTGATGAAGTACATGGAGCGGCTCGGTTTTGCAGCACCTACCTATGCCAAGGGAAAGCGAAGACTGATGCGCGATGCCGATGCCTTAATCGAAGCGCCCCAGCAGTACAAGATCACGCAGCTCTTTGAGGTGCTCGGCATAGATACTGCGGAACGGCGGCAGGCATTTTGCCGGCGTGTGATCAAGAAAGCATGGGCACAGACGCGGGGCGAGGCGAACAAGATCATTGAAGGGCTGAAGGCAATGCAGCGGCGCCGTGAGGCCGGCACATCATGATTGCGGGTGAAGATGCACGGCTGCTGTTTGACGAGATCACCGCAGAAGACTTGCCGCAGACATGGCAGGAACTGGCGGACGCGATCGGTCTCGCCAATGTCATGCAGCTCTGTCGTAAGACCGGCGGCACATCGATCTACATCCCCAAGTGGGATAGTCTCACAGCACCCGCCAAACGACGGATTGTCCTGCGGCTCTTTAACGGCGGGAACCATAAAGAGCTTGCGAAACGGTTTGAACTTTCCGAGCGCAGCGTCTATGATATCGTTGCCGAGGAGAGCTACAAAAAACGGCAGACGCGCCTGTTTGAATAGGCCGTCGAGCTGCATAAAAGATTGCATCCTGCATATATCCGGTGCCGGGCGAATACACTAAAATTAGGCTAGATTGAAAATCTAGCCTAATTTTAGTGTGGAGGAAAAGACAAAATGAACCTGATTGACATTCTGCAGTTTTGCCTGCATTTCGTGCGTGATCTCATCTATGGGCCGGACGGGCGCCCGTCCCTCCTTGCGACAATGACGTTCGGCCTGTTTACGCTTTTCGTGTTCGTGACATTGTGGCTCCTGTTCACGGGACAGGAATGGCAGCACTATACCGTCTTTGCGGCAACGACGACATCGCTCTCAACGGGCGGCAAGGTCGTCGACAAGTATATCAACAATGCGGTACGGTTTTAAGGAGGGCATAACATGTTAGGAGATCTGAGCAAGAAATACGAATCGAGCGGCGATCCGGGGGCAATCTCCTCCGGATACCAAGACCCGGGCGGCAAGAGTTACGGCGCGTACCAGTTATCGAGCAATGCGGGCAGCGTCGGCAGCTTCCTGCACTGGGCGATCAATCTCTCGGGCAACGATGTCTATCAGCACTACGGGACCGCGCTCGCGGATTACGAGATACGATCGAGCGGCTTCGACGCAAAGTGGCGTGAGATTGCGGCGGTGGACGGTGCCGGGTTCTTTCGGATGCAGCATGATTATATCTGCTACGCGTATTACTTCCCGGCGGTCGACGCGCTGCGCGCTGCCGGATTTGATCCGGATAAGCATACGCGCGTGATGCAGGATGTCGTTTGGTCGCGTGCCGTGCAGTACGGCACGGGCAACATCGTCGAGATGTTCATGACGGCGGTACAGAGGATGTATAACGAAGCGCGTGACGACTACAGCGGTTACCCGAATCTTTCGTATGTCGACGACGCGAAATTCGATTATGACCTCATTCGCGCGGTCTATCAGAGCGTATGCAAGACGCCGGAGTGGACGGCCGCATCGTGTCGTTATGGACTCTATCGGCGCTTTGACGCCGAGTGTGCGGATGCGCTCACGATGCTGGAAAGCGGTGAGGGATGATGACAGACGACCAGAAAGAACGGCTGCGGGACCTCTGGGAGCGTATCCGCGGCTCCCACAGATATCTGAAATGGGCGTTCAGCATCCTCATTGCGTTCGCTGCCGGATTCCTTGTCTGTTGGTATGTCCACGTGCAGACCCTCGCGGCACAGCTTGCAGATGCGCGCGCCATAGCCGCATGGTATAAATCCTGCCTGCAGAGCGACAGTAAGGACTCCGTGCAGGTTTCTGCGGATGTACAGAACGATGTGACGGCAGCCTATGTTCCAAAGGAACGTACCACATATACAGATGCGCACGGGCGCCGCGTAGAGATGGTCGAACGAACGGATGTGCAGATGCAGGTCGCTGCGCCGACGATCGCGGTCAAATACAACGGCAAGACCTACGATATGCCCGGTATCCAAGGTGAAAAGACAAAGTTTGAGAAGGGCAAGCTGCAGAGTCAAGTGACGACGCAGGCGACGGTTGATTTGACGGGTGTCATTGACGAGGCGGCAAAGGCGCGGGCCGCGAAACAGGAGAAGCATTTTTCCGTTGGCATATACGGCTCTACCGAAGGCGTCATTATGGGCATTGGACATAAGAATAAACAGCACGGCATCGATGTTCTCGTAAATCCTGTGCATCCGGAGCAATTCCTTGGCGTCGGGTACAGGAGGGAGTTCTGATGGAGCTGAATTGGACGTCAGTTTTCATGGGAATCGGCTCGACCATGTTCGGCATCATCCTCTACCAGTCCCGCGTCATGCAGGCGGCGATCAATGCGGATCTGAAAGAGAATCACAAGCAGATTATGGCAGTGCATCAAGAGGTGGAAGCGGTCAAGAGCACGATGCCCATGCAGTATGTGCTGCGGGACGACTTCCTGCGGAGCATTTCGAATCTCGACACAAAGGTTGACCGCATGTCGAATGAACTGACGGAGATTAACAAGAATATCGGAAAATTGGCTGGTGGTGAAACAAAGAAATGACGACACTGGAAGGGCATACCTCGCGCGAGATTCGCGGCAGGATCATGAAGGTCCTCAAGCTGAACTATCCGCATCAGACGGGGGATCACTTGATTTCGGAAATCCTCGCAGACGCGCAGTATGTCTGCTCGCCTGCATCTGTGCAGACGCATCTCGTGTATCTTGAAGAAAAGGGGTACATCGTGACGCAGATGGCAGACTGTCTGGGCGTAACGAGGAAGCTCGCAAAGCTCCTGCCGAAGGGGATAGACCTCTTGGAGGGGAATATTCCCCCGGACGTAGGGGTGGATCTCAATGGGTAGCAGAAGGAAGCACTCGAAGATTACTTCCATCTTGCCGCAGGGGCTTGTCGAGGCGATCAATGAGCGGCTGGTTGCCGGAGAAACCTACGAGAGCATCGCCGCCTATGTGCGGCTGCAGGGACACGAGATCTCAAAGAGTGCGGTCGGCAGATACGGCAAGGATTTCCTCTCAAAGCTAGAGCGGCTGCGCGTGGTGAAGGAACAGGCGAGAGCAATAGTCAGCGAGGGTAAGGACGGCCCTGCGCTTGAAATGACCGAGGCGGCGACACAGCTTGCACTGCAGCTCATCATGGAGCGGCTCGTCGCCGTGGAGGACTTGAACGATGCCAAAAGCGGGGAACTGCTCAAGGCGCTTGCCCTCTTGGAGCGGTCGGCGGTACAGCGGGAGAAACTCAAAATAGATGCAGGAAAGCTCCTAGATCTTGCCGTGGATCGCATCAAACAGAATCTACAGAAGGAACTTGAAAAGAATCCGGACGTGATGGAAAAACTGATCGGTATGGTCGATGCCATCGCGAGCGAAGCGAAGGAGAAAAGATAAGGAGTACGGACATGTCGCTGGTGCGGGAGCTGGTCGGAGAAAAACTGAATCACCCGGAGCTGCAGCGCTATCGCGACGACTATGAGGCGTATTGCACATACGCGCATCACGGCCGTTGGAAGCCGTGCCGCCATCTGCATCTTGTCTGTGAGAAGCTCGAAGCAGTTGAACGAGGAGAGATAGACCGTCTCATGATCTGCATGCCGCCGCGGCACGGAAAGTCGCAGTCAACGACCGAGACGTTCCCATCGTGGTTTATCGGGAGAAATCCCGAGCGCCGTGTCATTGAGGTCAGCTACAGCAAGACCTTCGCGCAGAAATTCGGCAACAGGAACCGTAAGAAGGTGCAGGAGCTCGGCGAAGCCGTCTTCGGCATCCGGCTCGATGCGGCGAACAGCTCCAAGACGAACTGGGATATCGACGGACATCCCGGCGGAATGATCTCCGTCGGTCTTGGCGGCGGCATCACTGGCGAGGGCGCCGACTTGCTGCTCATTGACGATGTCGTGAAAAACCGAAAGGAAGCAGAGTCCGAAACGGTGCGTAATGCCATCTGGGATGAATACAGCGCAACGCTTCTCACACGTCTTGCGCCCGGCGGGCGCATCATCCTCATTATGACACGCTGGCATGAGGATGATCTCGCAGGTCGCATCCTCAAAGAGGCGCGGGAAAATGGCGAGCGTTGGGAGATCATCAATCTGCCGTGTGAAGCAGAGGAGAACGATCCGCTCGGGCGCCCGGTCGGCGCGCCGCTCTGGCCGGAGCGGTACGGTGCTGACTGGATGGCCAAGAAGAAAAAGACTGTCGGCAGCCGCGACTGGTATGCGCTCTACCAGCAGCACCCGCAGCCGCCCGATACGATGAAGATGTTTCGGCGCGCGTGGTTTGAGATTGTGCGCGACTATCCGCGCGATGCACGCAGCGTTAGATACTGGGATCTTGCAGCGACAGCGGCAAAGCCGGGCAAGGATCCCGACTGGACAAGCGGCGGCAAGCTCGTCGAGAAGGACGGCATCTATTACGTCGTAGATATCCGGCATGTGCAGAGCTCGCCGCTCGGCGTGGAGCGGCTCGTCAAGCAGACCGCGGAAACGGACGGCAGAGCAGTCAAAATCTACATGGAGCAGGAGCCGGGATCGTCCGGCGTCAATACGATCGACCACTATCGCCGTGAAGTCCTCAAGGGCTATACGTTCTATGGCGACAAAAAGACGAGCAACAAGGTCGAGCGGGCGATGCCGCTCTCGGCCGCAGCCGAGGCAGGCAATGTGAAACTCGTCACCGGAGACTGGAATAAGGATTTCCTCGATGAAGCAGAGGCATTCCCAAATGGCCGGCATGACGATATGGTCGATAGCGTGACGGGCGCTATGACGATGCTGACGAGTGCGCGCTTCGGCATTTTGGACTACTACCGTACGCAGGTTGCGCAAAAAGGCATCACACAGACTATCAAAGATGCGATCACAGGAGGCGGATCATGAGCTTTGCAAATCAATTCTTGCACGGTATGCAAGGCTTCATCAAGGCCTATTTAAGCGCGGGAGAAGCGCCTAAGCCCGCCCTTGAAAGAGGCGCGGCACCAGCACAGATGGACTATAACGCCGGGGCGAATATGCAGACCATGCCGCGCGCGGATTCGGAAGTCACGTTTGAACAGCTACGCTATTTCGCCGACAACTATGATCTCCTGCGCCTCGCGATTGAGAAACGGAAGGATCAGATCGAATCTCTCGAATGGAACATCGCGGCGATCGACAAGACGGATCCCGTCGCGCGGGAACGTGCGCGCGAACTCTATGCAAAACTGCGCCGGCCGGACGGGATTCACAGTTTCTCCCGCTGGATGCGGGCACTCGTCGAAGACATCCTTGTGATCGATGCGCCCGCAATCTACATCAGACGCAATGTTGCGGGGCATATTCACGCGCTGGAGCTTGTCGACGGCGCGACCATCAAGGTCAATATCACGGACGAGGGGCGCACGCCCGCACCGCCGCTCGTAGCGTATCAGCAGATCATCGACGGCATGCCCGCCGTCGATCTGACCACAGATGAATTGCTGTACTTTCCGCGCAATGTGCGCTCGCATAAACTCTATGGGCTCAGCAAGGTCGAGCAGATCATCATGACGGTCAACTTGGCTGTGCGGCGGCAAATGTATCAGCTGGATTATTACACGCAGGGGACGATCCCGGAGGCGTTCCTCGCCTGTCCCACAGATTGGGGACTTGATCAGATCGAGGCGTTCCAAGGCTATTGGGACTCCCTTTTCGAGAAAAGCGACAAGTCGATACGGCGCAAGGCGCGCTTTGTCCCTGCGGGACTTAATCCGATCTTTCCGAAAGATTCGCCCATGAAGGACGAGTTCGATGAATGGCTTGCGCGTGTCATCTCGTATGCGCTTGATCTGCCACCCACGGCACTCGTTAAGGAGACGAACCGCGCGACGGCAGAGACGACGCAGGCGGCAAGTCAAAGCGAGGGACAGCGCTCCTTTGCGAACTATCTCAAAGAGATCATGGACGTGATTCTACACGAGTATTTTGACGTCGATAACGTCGAGTTCGTGTGGGCGACCAAGGAAGAAGTCGAACCGCTCAAGCAGGCGCAGATTGATCAGATCTATGTCAATCTGCATGTGCTCGCGCCGAGCGAAATCCGCAGCCGCATCGGCTACGATCCGCTGACGGACGAGCAGGCAGAGGAGATCGCGGCACTTGCACCGATGGCGCAGCAGCTCCCGGCGATGTTTCCGACCGGCGGCGGGGTGCAGAAAATCGATGCTCCGTATGCAAAGAAGCGTGATGCGCCCGACGTTGCTGCCGTTCAGCGAAGATTTGAAGCGGCGATCGGGCGTATGTTTGACAGGATATTGCCCAATCTCGTTCGGCAGATTGAAGATCGATACGGTGACGCGCTTGCGTCGATCGAAAAGATCGACGCGAAGAAAAAGAAGAAGATCATCGATGCGACGTTGGATGAACTCGACTTTGACGGCTGGTCCATCCTCTTTGACGATGCGGCCGAATGTCTTGAAGACATCACAAAAGCAGGCGCCTATGACGGATTACGGCATATGAATGTGTCAACAGAGGGCATCACGGAGCTTGTCGATCGCGATGCGCAGGAATGGGCAAGGCAGCGTGCTGCCGAACTCGTTGGCAAGAAGTGGAACGGCAAGGAGATGGCTGACAATCCAAATCCCAAATGGGCGATCACGGAGTCGACACGCGAATTCCTGCGCGGGACGATCGGTAAAGCCGTTGACGAAGGATGGAGTCCGCAGAAACTTGCGGCGGCCATACAGGATGACCGGCAGTTCTGGGCGCGTCGCGCCAATATGATCTCGCGGACAGAGCTGCAGATGGCGCATCAGAACGGTAATCTCATCGGCTGGAGAAGTACCGGCGTCGTCAAAGGAAAGCAGTCGCTTTGCATAGAGACACATTGCCCGGTATGCGCAGACAATGCGGAAGCCGGAATTATCGGCATCGACGAGACATTCCCGAGCGGCGATCTCGCCCCGCCCTTCCATCCAAATTGCCGATGTACGATGCTGCCGGTGCTCGATGAAGATATGCCGAACACATAGATACCTTTCAATTTCCTTCAAACACCCTTTAAAAACGCTCGAAAAGTATTTTTCGGGTATTTGGTCGGGAACGATGAAAAAACCGCTGAAAATCGTTTTTAGAGATAACCGACTTTCAGAAAGGAGACGATGCGATTGCTTTTGAACAACGACCATCTCGGTGGTGTCAACGAGCCGGTGAAAGGAGGCGATCCTATTGGGGTTATACATCCCCATTCGGAAGATTGAGGAAAACCGTCGTCTGATCTACGGAATCGCCGCAGCCGAGGAAGTCGACCGTGCCGGAGAGATTTTCGACTATGAATCGTCGAAGCCCTACGTCAAGGCATGGTCGGACGAACAGGCGGCGCAGAGCGGCGGGCAGAACTACGGCAATGTCCGCGCGATGCACGGAGATATTTCCGCAGGTAAGATCGTCGCGCCGATCACGTTCGACGACGAAAAGAAGACAGTCAACGTCTGCATCAAGGTCGTAGACGATACCGAATGGCGTAAGGTGCTTGAGGGCGTTTATACGGGCCTCAGCTTCGGCGGACACTGCATGAAGACGTGGCAGGACGGCAGCGCCGTACGCTATACGCTCAAACCCTCGGAACTGTCTCTCGCGGACCGGCCGTGCGTGCCGTCCGCGAATATCATCGAAGTTGTCAAAGCGGACGGCAGTGTCCGCAAAGTCGTAGTACAAGGGAGGAACAACATGGAAACCAATGTCAAGAAAATGGATCTCGCAGAGTTCGGCGCGCTGATCAGCGATGTGAATGCGGGGCTCGCAGATGATGAGAATGTGCCGCAGAAACTAAAAGACAGTGTTGCGCAGCTCGCCGAGACCATTGCCGAATGCACCGATGCGGCACCGGAAGATCTGGATGCCGAAAAGAACGATACGGCGGCAAAGCCCGATGAGGACGCGTCGGCCAAAGACGATCCGGATACCGACGAAATCGCAAAGATCGTTCGGGACGCCGTGCAAAGCGCTATGAAACCTGTCACCGAGACCGTTAAAAAGCTGGAAGAAGGCCTTGCGGAAAAGGAAAAAGAGGCGGGTAAGCTCCGTGAAAAACTGGAAAAGATCGAAAAAGCTGCCGCTCCGTCGCGCGTCGTCTTGAAGACCGACGGCTGGAAGCTCAAAAAGACGGAGCAAGATAGCGGTGCCGATGATGCGCTGGCGCAGATCAAAGCACAGCACAGCGGTCAGAAGACATGGGCATACGAAGCGTAAGGAGGACAAGGAAATGAATCTGTATCAGATTACGAAAGATACGCAGCAGAAGCTGCAGAATGCACTCGGCGAATCGCTCGCGGCGCCGATCAAGAAAGCAGACGGAATCCGAACGGGGAACGGGCTGGTCAATTACGACCTCCAGCCCGCCGCAAAACTCCTCTATCCCGTCCTGTCTCCCCTCAGAAACTCGACCCCGCGCGTGAAGGGTGGCGGAGGAGACAGTACGCACTGGAAAGCGATCACGAGCATCAACGTCGACAATCTTTCGATGGGCGTCAGCGAGGGCCAGCGCAGCGGCGTGATCTCGATCGAGACAAAGGATGCCTTTGCGCTCTATAAAACGCTCGGACTGGAGAACTTCGTCACGGACGAGGCCGTCTTGCAGGGCGAGGGCTTCGATAATCTCCGCACCATCTGCGCGAAGAATTTGCTCGAAGCGGTCATTATCGGCGAGGAGAAGATCCTGCTCGGCGGCAACTGTTCCATGAAGCTCGGCAAGACAAAGACGCCGACGCTTGCGGCCAAGACGACCGGTGGCGTGCTCGGAGCATCGAAGAAGATTTCGGTGGTCTGCACTGCACTCTCGTTCGAGGGGTACCATGCGGCGAGCGTTGCCGGAGGTGTTAAAGCGAAAGTCACGCGCCGCAACGCGGACGGCTCCGAAGACAGCTACGGCGGCGGTACGGCGCAGAAGTCCGATGCCGTCTCGGTAACGACGGGAACGGGCGCGGCAAACAGCGTGACTGCGACGGTGGCGGCAACGACCGGGGCATGCGCCTATGCGTGGTTTTGGGGCGACGAGAACGCAGAGAAACTCGGCGCGATCACGACGACGAACAGCGTCACGATCACCGCACCCGCCGAAGGGACGCAGCAAGCAAAGGAACTGCCGAATGAGGACTGGTCTGCCAATGAACTCGTCATTGACGGCTATATCACGCAGACGATCAAAAACGGCGGCTATTTCAAGGCGTTGCCGATCGCGACGGGGCTGACCGCGGATAAGGCTGCGGGGATCGTTGAGATCGACGACGCGTTCCGCTGGTTTTGGGAAAAGTACAAGGCGTCGCCGGACGAGATCTACGTTAGTGCGCAGGAGCTGCAGAGCATCACGGCAAAGGTGCTGGAGAACGGCGGCAGCAACATGATCCGCTTTAACTTCGACGCAAGCCCGGATCAGGTCGCTACACTCTCGGCGGGAACCGCGGTCGGCTCCTATCTCAACAAGTACACGATGAGCGGCGGGACGCTCGTACGCATTGTACTGCATCCGAATATGCCCGCCGGGACGATCATGTTCCGTTCGACGACGATGCCGTATCCCGTAAGCAACGTGACGAATATCGCCGAGGTACGCTGCCAGCAGGACTATTTCCAGACCGAATGGCCGCGCAAGACCCGTAAATATGAGTACGGCGTTTATGCGACGGAGGCATTTGCTCTCTATGCGCCGTTCTGCTTCGGCGTGATCACGAATATCGCCGACGTATAGAAAAGGAGTGCATACGATGATTTTCAAGGCGCGCAATATCTCAGCAGTCAGCTGTGACGGCGAAACCTATGAGGGGATCGACGGCTATATCAATCTCCCCATCTCGCCGGAGGAGGCTGCGGCGCATGGACTTGTCCCTGCGACGCCGGAAGAGGCGACAGAATATGCCGTCGCTGCCGATGCGGCGAACAATGCACAGCAGGACGATGCAGACAATAAAGCAGAGTCGGCCCCCGCAACAAATGAACCAGATGGCTCAGAAGCGCAGACAGATTCACAGGCGGGGAAGTCGTCGCGTAAGGCGAAGGATAAGAAAGATGGCGGCAAATGATCTGATCACGCTGCCGGAGTTCAAGGCGTATCTCAATATCACGAGCGATGCGGATGATCCGCTGCTGGCGCTCCTCATCGGCAGCGCATCGCGTTACCTGCTCGGGCAGATGAATCGGCAGAAGGGATTGATGCACGACTATGAACATACGAAAGGACTCGCGGAAGTGCCAGAAGATCTCCGATTCGCCTGCATGGAACTCGCGGCGCTGCGATATGCAGAGAAAAGTCGGCTGGGTGAAGTATCGAAGACGATTGGCCAGCAAACAGTCGCATTCAGCCAGAAAGATTTGAGTGATTTCGCGCGCAGTGTCGTCAATCAATATAAGCGAGTGACACCATGAGCATCACAGCGGTCGTCGTCGGCGCCGAGAACGTACAGGCACATTTTGATCGGGCCGCCGCAGGGATCGACCGGAAGATTGCGGGGTCGATCGGACGTATTACCGTGCGGCTGCAGGCGCGCGTCGTTCGGGATAAGCTCTCGGGGCAGGTGCTTCATGTGCGCTCGAATAACCTGCGCGGCAGCATCCATCAAGAGGTCACGCAGGACGGCGATACGATCATCGGACGTGTCGGGACAAATGTCGAGTATGCGGCGTATCATGAATACGGCTTTACGGGCGCACAGTCCGTAAAATCACATATGCGGATGATGCGGTACGCGTTCGGTAAGCCTATGAAACAGCCGCGCAAAGTCCTCGTGCAGGCGCATACGCGCAACGTCGACTACCCCGCACATTCCTTTCTGCGGACGGCTATGCAGGATATGCGCGATGAGATTATGGCAGAACTGACGGACGGGGTGAAGGAGGCGATCCAATGAACCGCGAAGCGGTCTATCAAGGGGTATATGACTACATCCGTGCAGCGGTTGGCGCAGATGCAGCCGTCACATGGAGTCGCCAACTCCAGCACTGGAACGATGTTCCGGAGATTCGGCAGCCTGCGATCTTTTTTGCGCAGACCGGAGAAGAACTTCGCACAGACGGGGTGCGTGTCCTTTGGCGCTGCGGGGTGGAAATATATATCTATACGACCGCGGACAACAACGCTGACACCGTTTCCGCAACGGGCATGAACAGGATCTTGGATCAGATTACCGCCGCGGTGATGCCACGCAGCATATTCGGCGAGTGGGATCAGACGCTCGGCGGTCTGGTCGTGGACTGTAAGATCGCGGGGAAAATTGAAACGGATGCCGGGACGCTCGGCAGGCAGTCGGTCGCCATCGTCCCGCTCAGCATCCTCGTTGAAGAATAGGAGGCAACAACATGGCACAGTATATGTTTGGCGCAGGCATGATGATCGCGATCCCGAAGAAAGAGATCGCGACGCCGCGCATTTTGGGGACGATGCAGGAGGTCAGCATCGAGTTCTCCGGCTCTACCAAAGAGTTGTTCGGACAGAACCAGTTCTCCGCAGCAGCCGCGCGCGGTCAGCAGAAGATCACGGGCAAAGCGAAGATGGCGAAGATCGACATGAATACCTATAACGATCTGTATTTCAACGAGGAGATGCAGGTCGGTCAGAACCTTGCCGTATTCAACAAAGAGTGCATCGTTGAGAACACCGGCGCGACTGTGACGCCGGCGTTCGGGAGCGGCGAGACATTTATTGAGAATCTCGGCGTGACCAATTATGCGGGCGAGACGCTCGAACGCGTCAAAGATACGCCGAAGGTGAATGAGTACACGGTCGATGAGAAGACCGGGAAGTACACGTTCAACGATGCGCTCAAGAAGAAGCCGGTCTACATCTCGTATCTCTATCAGACGACGGCGGGCGGTAAGCGCATCGTGATCAACAATGCGCTCATGGGTGAGGCACCGACGTTTAAGGGCATCTTTAACGGGCGCTTTGCAGGCAAGCAGATGACCTTAATCCTCAACGCCTGCACGAGCTCGAAGCTCTCGCTTGTCTCGACGAAACTCGAAGACTTTTCCATCCCCGAATTTGATTTCGCCGCGACGGCAGACGACGCGAACCGCGTCGGTGAGCTGAGTACGGCGGAATAAAGGAGCAACAGACATGAAAGAGAACGTCGCGGAAAATCAAGCATTCTTCGAGGGCACTGAGCTCGTCATTCGCGGGAAGACATACATCGTCCCCGGTCTCAGCCTTGCACAGGTGGAAGCACATGCGGACGAAATTGAAAAGCTCTCGAAGATGGACGAGAAGGAAGCTTTCAAGGCGATGGGGAAACTTGCAAACCTGCTGTATTTGGCGTTCAGCAGGAACTATCCGGAGATCCCTTTGGAGGAGTTCAAGGAACTGATCGATATCCGGACAGCGCCGAAGCTTTTCCAGAGCGTTATGGGTGAAAGCGGGTTTGAACAGGGACAGACGCTGCCGGGGGAAGCACAGCCTGTTGCGCGGAAATAGATTTCCTGCGCATCTACGCGGAGATCGCAGTCGCAACGGGCTGGACGATAGATTATGTTCGGCACAATCTGACGCTGAAACGATACAATGCCCTAAAGAGTGTGTGGAGAAGATCGCCGCCGACAAATGTATGTCTGGCGGCGATTTGCGAATATCTCGGTATGAAATTAACGAATGAGGAGCCGCAGCAGCTATCTGCTGCTCCGGAATGTTACTACGATGAGAGTTACTACAATGTTGAGGCGCAGCCGGAGGCGGCGCGGATGCTGGGCATAGATTTTTACAGTACAGCGGGGAGGTGAGATGAATGGCAGCCGATGACCAGATTGATGTACAAATAACCGCGTCGCCTGCTGATTTTGTTGCCGGAGTTAATACCGCACAGCAGGCGCTGACAAACAGCACTGCCCAAATGCAGCGAAGTGCAGGCGGGATGGCTGCTAATGTTCGGTCCTCTATGCTTTCTCTGCAGAATAATGCACAGAGCGCAATGAGCGGATTCAGCGCCTCGGTCGCGAATGCAGTGAACCGCGTCACATCGTCAATCGGTTCGATGAAAGCTGCCATCGGTGCAGCGGGCATCGGGATTGTTGGAATCTTCGGGAGCAGTACGAAAGCAGCCCTCGATTATGAAAAGGCGCTGCTCGGCCTGTCCCGTACGAGTGGGATGAGTGTAGCAACGTCCTCGGAGCTTGCCTTTGCGGCAAGTCAAGTCGGCATGAGCACAGACGATCTGACGCGCAATATCGGCTTTTTGGCACGGTCACTCGGGACGCTTGAGAAAAACGCCGACAGCGAGACAAACGCGTTCAACAGGTTCGGCATCGAAGTCCACAATGCAAACGGAGGCCTGCTGCCGACGCAGGAGATTATCGGCAAGGTTGCCGATCGGTTTAAGAGTATGCCGGACGGTGTGCAGAAATCAGCGCTCGCGATGAGCATCTTCGGCCGCGAAGGGCGTGCAATGATCCCTCTCCTTAATCAAGGGAGCGAGGGACTCGAAAAAATGCGGGACAAGGCGCAGGGCCTTGGACTGGTCGTTGAAAACGTGTCGGCACTCAAGTCTTATGTTTCGGCGCAGCGGCAGTGGAGCGCGACGCTGCAGTCCCTGCAGATACAGATCGGCAACAGTGTGCTGCCGGTTTTAACGAGCTTTTCAAAGGCTATTACAGGTCTTTTGCAGGCATTTAACCGAATCAATCCGGAAACACGCACAGCAATTATCACCGTAACGACGATGGGGGCGAGCCTTGCGGCACTGACGCTTGGCTGGGGCGCTGCAGCGGCTGCCATTGCGGCGTTCGGCGGACCGTTTGCGCGTGTTGGCGTTATGATGGGATCCATGCCCAACGTGATCGGCGCCTGTGCGACCGGCATCAAGGGCTTCGTTGTTGGACTTGCCGACGGGACGATCAGGCTCGTGCAGTATGTGGCATCGGGACGGATGCTCACGGCGATTCACGGCGGCATGCAGGCGGCAGTTGCCGCAGCGCGCGCCTCGGTGGCCGCCATGCGGGGGACGGTCGTCGCCGCGTCGCTCGCGTATCAGCTGGGCGGTGTCCGATCGATCGCCGCATACTGTGCATCCCTCCTAACGATGCGCACCGTGATCTCGCTTGCGCGTATTGCACTGCTGCTGCTCTATTCTACCGCGACAATCGGCATTGCTGTCGTTGTCGCGCTTGCCGCCGTTTGGGTGGGAGGCTTTGCGGATATCGGGGAGGCTACGGCCGGCACCTGTGATGCGATAACGACCGGACTCAATCAATTTGCGGACGGCATCGGGCAGATTATGTCCGGCATCGGGCATCTGTTCGTAAGTCTTGCAAAGACGATCGGTAATGCCCTTGTTGGAGATTTTTCCGGCGCATTGGAGTCCGCAAAGGGCATGCTGGAGGGCATTAAAGATGTCGGACTCGGTGCATGGGGCGCGATGCAGGGGATAGGGCAAGCTATTAACGGAGCAATATCCGATCCCGAGGGGGCGCTGAATTTTGCGAAAGCTGCGGGAATGTCCCTTTGGAACGGGCTTAAGAATATGCTCGGTTTCGGTGGTGACGATCCTGTTGTCGAAACAGGAGACACGGCCGATGCAGGTGACTTTGGCGCTGCCGGAGGGGGCAGTGGAAAAGAGGGCAAGGGCACGGGAGCAAACGCCGACAGTGTCTATGAAAAGCAAAAGAAACTATATGAGCAGCAGCTGCAGCTTGCCGAATACAGTGCGGAAGAAAAAGAAGCGCTCTATCGTCAGTATCTTGAGAACGTCGCGAAGTCTGAGCAGGAGCTCGCGGACTATAAGATTGGGCTCTATGCACTCGAAAAAGAGGCATTTAAGGCATCGCTCAAGGTGCAGGAAACGGATCTTGAAAATAACCATATCCGCGGAACGATTACAGAGCATACGTATCAATCGGAATTGGCGCGTATTAAACGGGCGAATCTCAATGCTGAGGCTGAGTCCAGGGCAAAGGCTGTTATGGAGGCCCTCCGTCTCACCGAAGAAGAAAAAGCCGCGCAGCTCAGGTCTTATAAAGAAAAGGTCGAAGCAACTAGTTGGTACAAAGAGTCGCTGAAAGAAGTACTCGACGCTGAAAAGAAGCTCGCGGATTATGAGCTGTCTATCCAGAATAAGCTCCTCGAATATCAGCGTACCCGTACTCTCGATTCCATTTCCCTTGAGGAAAAACGTCTTGAAGGACTGGAGAATATCGGCGCGATCTCGCAGGAAGAACTCCTTGCGAAACAACGTGAATTTGAGGAGCAGCGCTATAGCCTGCAGCGCACAGCGGCACAGAAGGAACTCTCGGACAATGCGATCAACGTCGATGCGATGATTGATGCGTATGAGAAATACGCGTCTGCCCGCACGGAACTCGACAAGGAAGTCTACTTTAACAAGATGCTCCTCGAATCGAAAAACGAGGAGACGACGATCGCGGCGCTTAAGTCGCTTGAAGAACTCTATGCCCAGCATGCGGAAAAACTGCTCAGCATCCAGCAGAAGCAGAAAGAAAAAGAAGTACATATCATCAAGGGAGTGCGCGATACATTAGCGAGTGAGATGTCCGGGATCATGCAGGACGTCGCAAAGGGGTCGAAAAGCATCCTTGAAGGGATTCGGTCTCTGATCTCGTCCACGATGGCGAGCATCCTCAAGCAGATCACGCAGCAGCTGTCCGAGAATATCGTTCAGAAGGCCTTTGCACGGCTGCTCAAACAAAAGGGAAAACCGGACATGACTGCCGTGACTGCTGAGCGTACGACGCAGGCGGCCCGAACGGCTGCCGCACAGGCGGGGGCAATGCAGCGTTCAATGATCGAGCAGACGAGCGGGCAGATGCAGGTCGCCGCTACAACGGAAAAGGCAACGATGCAGATTGCAACGGAGACATCGAAGGACGAGGTGATCACGGCATCCAGTGCGGCGGCTGGGCAAGCCTCAGTTGCATCGATACAGGCAAGCATTACCGCGATGATGCAGATGTTGCCGATCATGCTTGTGCTCTCTGCATTGACGGGACTGTTCGGCGGCGGAAAATCGTCAACGACGGAGAGCACTGGGCCAAAGATCAATCTCGGGCGCAATCCGAACAGCTACTACAAAACGCCGACGCTCACGGGGATTCCATCCTTTGATATCGGCTCATGGAGACTCCCGGCGGATACGCTTGCAATGGTCCATAAGGATGAGATGATCGTTCCCGCGCGCGGCGGCATTGCCGACGGGGTGCGTAATGTGCTGTCTTCCGGAGGCGCATCGTCTTCGACGGTTGTCAATCTAAGCTATAGCGCCGTACACCAAGGCCGTACGAACGCAGACGTACGGCAAGAAATGAAAGACAATGCGCGCTATCTGGTCAAGGTGCTTGATACCGAATGCCGTAAGTTTAACCGCGGCGTAAATCTGAGGGGGTGAACCTATGCAGGCGGCAGTATTTCCGGATCTGCCGGGAATCTCATGGGGCGTGACAAAGACGCCGGAGTTCTTTTCGCTCACGAAAGTCAGTCCATCGGGCGTCGATGTGGCTGCGGCACTCTCCGCATATCCCCGTTGGCGATTCTCTCTCAGTTATGAGTTCCTCCGTACAGATGCGGCTGCAGAGTTGGAGCGCCTCGTCGGGTTCTTCCTCGCACGGCGCGGCAATGTGGAGGACTTTTTGTATAAGGATCCTACCGATCATCATGTTGATCGTCAGGGCTTTGGTGTCGGAGACGGCACAACAACGCAATTCGTGCTGTGCCGCAATGTCGGAGGATTTATCGAGCCGCTCTATGATACCGTAGATGAGGAGATTTTTATCGGAACGACGAAGCAACAGAAAGGATATCTTGTTGATCATGGTATTGTGATATTTACAGAAGCGCCGCCTACGGGAGCTCGGCTCATATGGTCGGGGGATTTCTATTATCGCTGCCGATTCAAGGAGTCTTCAATGGAGTTTCGAAATTTCTCCTTCAAGCTCTGGGAGGCGAAGACCGTTGAGTTTGTCAGCACGAAGAAGGTGTTCTCATGAAGACTGCGAGTGATCGATTGAAAACACTGCTGCTGGAGTCACAGACGTTTTATATGACGGATCTATACGAGATCATGCTCGTCGACGGCGTACGCCTGCATTATACGTCCTGTGATATCCCTCTTGTGGTCGGTGACGTCGAATACGTGCCGCTTGCTGTGGAACGTGATGGCACAACGCAGACGAATGACATCAGCGTTGATGAGATGAACCTAACGATTTACACAGCTCCGGATCGAATTCTCGACGGTAAGACAACGATTATGCAGGGCATTGTTGCCGGGCGATTTGCCGATGCGGAGCTGAGATTGTCGCGGCTCTTTTCACCGATGCCGTTCGATATCGCGACAAATGAGATTGATGCGGACTATGCTCTCCTCTGGTGGGTAGGGCGCCTCAATATTGGAAGCGCCGGAGGTACGACGATCGAGGCGACGGTCGCATCGGCGACGGAGCTCCTCAATACGAAGTTTCCGACGCATCTGTACTATCCGCCGTGCATCTATACGCTCGGCGATGTCAGCTGCGGCGTCGATCTGAACAAATTCCGCATAAATGGAACCGTAAAGGGGGGAACGCGCAGCGTGGTCCAAAGTAATCTAACACTCGCAGACGGTTATCTGACAAACGGCAGCATGCGGTTTATATCTGGGAAGAATACAGGCGTGACGCGCACGATTCGTACGAATGCGAACGGTGAGATTTCTGTCGTTCTGCCGTTCTACTATGCGCCGGAGCCGGGCGATGCGTTCAGCGTCCTGCCCGCATGTGACAAAAGTATGAACTGCTGCAAGGGACGGTTTAATAATTTGGCGCGCTATCGGGGGTATCCGTTTATCCCCGTGCCGGAAACGGCATATTGAGGAGGCAGAAGCGATGCAGGAACAGGAAGAAGCAGAACGTGAGCGATTGGTCAAAGAGGCGTTGACGTGGCTCGGAACGCCCTATCGCCACATGGGCAGGGTAAAAGGCGCGGGAACCGACTGCGGCATGCTGATCCTGCAGTGCTTTATCGACACAGGACTGATCCCGCCGGTACCGGTGGACTACTATCCGCAGGATTGGCATCTGCATCGGACAGCAGAGCGCTATCTCGGATGGGTGACGCGGTACTGTAAGGCCGTCGACCGTGATGTGCCCCTGTCGGGGGATATTATCGTTTATCAATATGGGCGCTGCGTAAGTCATGGCGCACTGGTCGTGGATTGGCCGCAGTGCATTCATGCCTATGTCGGGCTCGGTGTTGTGCTCGTAGACGGGGGCAAGGGAGAGCTGGCAGAGCGCCAGCGCGGAATTTATAGCTATTGGGGGTGATCTGCCGTGGGCGGCATATTTGGCGGCGGCGGGACAGTCAGTACGGCTGACACGCGCCTTGGGAGCATTGTTATCTCTCAAAGTACATACGGTATCGTTATCCCTGTTGTCTTTGGGACGGCGCGCGTCTCCGGCAATATGATCGACTATGTAGACTTCACGGCGATCCCGCATACGACGCGCACGCGCAGCGGCGGCAAGGGCGGTGGCGGAGGTGTTACGACCGAGCATACAACATACACCTATGAGGCTGCGGCGATTTTCTCTCTGTGTGAGGGACCGATCCGAGCGGTTAAGCGTATCTGGCGCGATAAAAATATCTATTCCAACTTGGCAGATATCCGGATGGAAGCTTTTCTAGGAAATGACGACCAACGTCCTTGGGCGTGGATGCGGGGAAAATATCCGGAGCGTGCAATCAGTTATCCAAATACCGCTTATGTTGCGAGTCCGAACCTTGAATTGTCGAGCTCCGGAAACACGCCGACGCTGAACTATGAAGTTGCAGGAAGGAGTGTTGCGCCCGGGCGAGACGATGCCGCGCCGATCGATATTATCCGGGGCATTTTGTGCGATGCCCAGATCGGCGTGAATTTTCCTGAAAAATATCTTGCAGATGCAACACAATTCTCGAACTACTGTCGTGTGAACGGCATCTACTTTTCCCCTGCATATGATAATCAAGCCGAAGCACACGAGCTGATCTCCGCCCTGTTGCAGGCGTCAAACAGTGCGCCCGTATGGTCGCAGGGTCAGCTGAAATTTGTACCCTATGGACTCGCAAGGCTCGAAGCAAACGGTGTGACTTATACGCCGCCCGTTGCGCCGCTCTACGATATTACCTATGACGATCTTGTTTACGAGGAAGGAACGCCGCCTGTTGTAATCAAGCCGAATCTTGCGGCAGATCGCTATAACATGCAGTCGATCGAGATCCTTAATCGGAAGAACGATTACAACGTGGAGCCGATCAAAGCGACGGATGATGCGGACATCAGCCAGCGCGGCATTCGTCCGGCAGATAATATCGAGATGCATTTTATCACGCTGCCGGATGTCGCGCAGTTTGCGGCACAGTCGATCCTCCAACGCAAGCTCTATGTGGTCGCGCAGTATGAATTTACGCTGACATGGCGGCACTGCCTGCTCGATCCGATGGACGTTGTTACGATCACTGATCCCTTGCTGGGATTGGATCGCTATCCCGTACGCATCATCAGTATAGAGGAGGATGACGAGCTCAATCTCAAGATCACGGCTGAGGATTGCCCGGATGGTGTCAACAGCCCGACCGTCTATACAACACAGGCAGCGGAACGGCCGAAGTTAGACTATAACGTACCAGCAGCGAACATCAATGAACCTGTGATCTTTGAGCCGCCTGCACAACTTGCAGAAGCAATGTCCATATGCATGGCGGTCAGCGGCAAAAGAAATGTTTGGAGCGGCGCAAATGTATGGGCAAGCTATGACGGTGATACCTATAAAAAGATCGGTGTGATCGAGCAGCCTGCTCGTCACGGTACGTTACTGGAAGCGCTCAAGCACGGATACAGTAATGATACGCATAACGCTCTTGTTGTAGACGTGTCAATGAGTTGTGCGGAGCTCATGACGGCAACTGCAGCCGATGCGGAAAACAATAATACGTTATGTTACGTTGATGGAGAGTTGATATCTTACGAGACGGCAGAACTTATAGGGGAATATAGATACCGTCTAACGAAACTCCGCCGCGGGGTCTACGGGACAAAAATAAAGGAACATCCCGCCAACAGCAAATTTGCAAGAATTGATGATGCGGTGTCCTATTATAAATACCGTGCCGAAGATATCGGCAAACGCTTCTATCTGAAATTCACATCTTTCAACATCTTTGGGAACAACGAACAAAGTCTCGCAGATGTAGAGCCGTACATATTTACCATTCACGGCGCAGATGCAATCGAAAAACCCGCGTTTACCGTGGTACAGAACGGGGGAAGTCTTATCGCCACGCTTGCGATGAACATCAATAGTGCAAGCGATATTTACTACAAGTATGAACTGCGATTTGGCACATCGTGGGAGACCGGCAGGTTTATTGATCGGTTTACAAGCAACATCTATACGTTCCGCGCACCCGAAGAAGGAACACTGACGTTTTGGCTGAAAGCGATTGATGGGAGGGGGAATTACTCAAAAGAGGCTGGGCGTGCAATTGTGAGTGTCGTGGATCTCCCTCGTAAAAATATCCTGTACGAAAAGCAATCTGACTTGTCGGATGCAAATATCGCTCATATGTGGCGTGATGATGCGCGGCGATGGTGGATTGAAGAACTCCAAAGTATAGGGGAATATCAGCACTTCTCGGATATTTTTGGAGGAAACGTATTTGTTTGTGGTGACGCGGAGATCGTTCTTCCTGTTATCGATCTTGGTGAAAATATCATCGATTCATCTTGTTACTATATAGGGCATGATGGTGTCATACATACACTGAGCGTCGAAAAAATATCAGACTTTGAGCATTTTGCAGATATTTTCGGTGCGCATCTAACGCTCATGAAGCCGGAGTTCGCGAAACAGATCTTCAACGGAGTTTCTGTAGAATATGAGACACGCGGCGCAGCCTATATGGATATACGATACCGTACCAGTTTTGATCAGCGGTCATGGGGCACTTGGAAGAATATTTCAGATACACAGTTTATCGGGCGCTATGTTGAGATATCTATTTTACCGCGATCATCTGATGGGATCGGTAATATAGGAATTTCAAACGTAAAAGTCATCATCGATGTGCCAGATCTTGAAGAAATTGTTGAGAAGGTATACTTGCAGGCCGAACGATATCGGCTGAAGTATAGGCGTAGTTTTACCGAAGTTCGATCCGTTGCACTCTATGTGCAGGATGGACAAGGGCAGCAGACGACCGGGAATATCCTTGAACAGACAAGCACACATATCGATATATGTATTTTGGATGCGAATGGGGATATGATACCGGGTTTACTGCAAAAGGCAGTGATTAGGGGGTATTAACATGAGGCAACTCACACAAGAAATGAAACCGGGACCGGCGATTGACGCGATCAATGCACACACGCATGCTGACGGCCTCGGTGTGCCGATCCCAACAGACGGACTTGAAGATGGTGCAGTCACGCGAAAAAAGATTGCACCGAAAGCGGTATCAAGCGCTGAAATTGATAACGGAGCGGTCGGTGTCGAACAGCTCTCGGAAGATCTGTCAAATAGTATTCAGCGAAATATCACGGCGGGCGTTAATGCGCCGGGATATTATAAGCGAGACGTCCCATTTTACTTCCATCATAAGACAATCATCGCTTCGCCGCATCGGCTCTGGCTTAATATCAGCACACGCGGATTTATCCTTGAAAAGCAGAAGCTGATCGATATATCACATGATGAAGCGTTTGACAGCAAAGCTCAGCTGTGGCAGGCGGATCACGATTATCAGATAGATGATGTCGTCTATCCGTCAGACACTAAGAGCGGATATTACTATAGGTGTACGGTGGCAGGGAGAAGTTCTCAACTGACACCTGTATTTCCTCAAACGCTTGGACAAACTTATAACGACGGTAATGTCGTATGGATATGCGAGTACGATTTTACGGTTGCCGCAAATCGTGCTGGGCGCGACTTCTATATCTATGCCTGCATACCCAAAACTGGAGTTGAGCCGGTGATCGTGGTATCTGCTAATGCCACAGTGCCTTTGCGATATACGGCAGATAACAGCCGCAAAGTCGGAGGATTCCACTGCGAATGCGCGGATGTTGAGACACCGACACCTGACCACTGGTTGCGCGGATGGAAGAAAGGCGAGATCATTCCGTTTGCTGTGTGGGACTTGAAACACCGCCCGAGTGGAGCTCCAGAAGGGATGACATGGATACCGGGGCACGGCTGGATCGGGATCTATTTTCTCTCGAGTTCTGGTACAGCGACCGACCGCAAACTTGTGACAAAGCACGGCGGCACAATCGCTGACGGCACCAGTGCGCCGACATGGAACGATTTCGATTTTATCGAGACGCTGGCGAAACAGTCGCAGCACCTGCCGAGCAACGACGCTCTTACGGCTGCGGGGCTTGGAACGCCAACAGGCCTTGCAATCAAGGGGGCTACCGATCCTGTAACAACGGGAGGTCATGTAAACACGAGCGACACACGCATCGTATCTTATTTCGGCGTCGAAGATGGATCGGGCGTTGTATGGACATGGGGACGAGAAAGCTGCTGGACTACCAACGAGTGTTACCGCGCTCTCGTGTCCGGCTATTGGGGCGGTGGCGGCTCTTGCTCGCCCCGCTGGGTGTCTAGCGCGAATGTGGGCGCCCTGAATCCGGGGTTCGCGGCGCGTGCCGCGTCTGAGACGTTGGACGGCGAAAATTCTACGCTTATGGCTGTTATTCGTTCGAGATTGGAGGCGATTCATACGCCGTAAATCAAGGACGCAAGACGGCGCGTTTATATGATTATATTGGCTTATATGTTGTTTTGATTCGGGTATTACCGCGCTCTCGTGTCCGGCTATTGGGGCGGTGGCGGCTCTTGCTCGCCCCGCTGGGTGAATAGCACGAATGTGGGTGCTCTGAATCCGAATTGCGCGGCGCGTGCCGCGTCTGATATGTGGAGGTCTGAGCCAACCCACAGCTGAACATATAGGCCATGCCAATTGTCTTGAAATGCGATATATCGAAATTCTTTTATTCTATACCACATACAAGGCTGAAAAGGGTTATTCGCCGAAAAATAAAGTGCAAGGAAACACTTGCGTTGCTAGGAGGTTATTATGCAGGAATCACCAAAACACATGAATAGCAAGTATGATTATCTCTATATGCGGGATAATTTCCCGGAGGAGATTTGGCGGCCGTATTGGCAGTCAATACTTAACGAGAGTAAGGCATGGATCGATATTGGCGAGATTGACGCGACAGATGGCGTGACAGATGCGACACATAGAGTCGAAACTTTTACTATAAATGATAACGGGAAAGAAAAGACATCTACTCACCAGTATGAATTGCGCACAGACCCGTCCAGTGATATGATTCGGCTCGGGTTTACCGAAGAAGAAGTTCGGCAAGTACTTTCACAAGACAACAAAAAGGCTTCAAAAAGCCTTTAAGAGAAATAGAATAACGGCTCAAAAACAGGAAAATCCTAGATTTTAAGCCGTTGTTTTTATGAAAAATCCTTGACAACACCACCCGATGAGTGGTATAATAAAAACATAGAAAGGAGGTGAGAGCGTGGGAGATATAATAAGCCTTGTAACGGCAGTTATCAACTTGGCAACGGCGATACTGCTGTACAAGGCTGCTAGAAGGAAGTAAGAACTTCCGAGAGGGCTTCAAGCCCTCTCCCCCGCAAGGGGGATCTTGCTTTCATTATATCTACCATGCGGATAAAATGCAAGAGATCACAATGGTTATGTCGGTCGTGGCTCTTGTCATCGCAGTAGTGGCTTGTTACAAAGCTGCTCGCAGGTGACAACTGAAAGGAGGAGGGGCGTATGAGCGAACGCATAAAAGAAGCCCGGAAATCCGCAGGCTTGACGCAAAAAAGAATGTCCGAGCTTCTTTTGATTCCCTTGCGTACCATCGAAAACTGGGAATCAGGAAAGCGTAACCCGCCCCTCTGGGCGGAGAACCTCATCGTTGAGAAATTGCAGATGATGAGCCAAGAAAAATAA